AACAAGAGTAAGTGGGGTTTTGATTTTGTAGCCTTCTGCTATTTCTTCTTCTAGTTTACCTACAAGTTCTTCGCCACTGTTAAGTTTAAGTGTTACAATATCGCCGTTTTTATATGGTGCTTCAATCAACATTATAGTGAATGTCCTGTTCCGTTATATCCTGTATCATCAAGATACTGTGTAAATTGATCGTACCCACCAATCTTTTGACCGTTAATAACAATCTGTGGTACAGTTCTAGCATTAGGAAACTGTTCCATTAGTTCTTCTCTAGTGTAATCTGTGCCTAGTGATTTATATGTGTATTTGAACCCACGAGTCTCACAAAGGCTTTTTGCCTTGTCACAAAATGGACACATAGGTTTTCCGTATATTTCTATCATAGTTTAAAGTCCTTGAAAGTATCTTTACTTATATCTTGTTTTACACCACCAATCAAATATGACTCAACTTCTGTTTCTTGTGGTGCTACTTGAAGACCCGCAGAACTTAACCAGTGTTGTGTCCATGGTAGTGGGTTTGTGTTAAGTGGGCGATCATATATTGTTTGTAAGCCTAGGGCCTTTAATCGTTTGTTAGCAATAAACTCAACATATGCGTGTAGCAAGTTTGAATTCAATCCAATCATCGAACCATCCTTGAAAAGGTAATCCGCCCAACGTTTTTCTTCTTCAACACATTCACGCCAAAGTTCATATACTTCAGGCTCAAGTTCTTTTGCGATCTTTTTGAAGTCTGGATCGTCATCGCCTTTTGCCCAATGCTTTAGAATGTGTGTACTCAAGTTTAAATGTGTTGCTTCATCTCTAGCAATTAGAGAAATAATCTTTGCTGAACCTTCCATAAGTTTTAATTCACCAAATGCAAATGTACAAGCGAATGAAACATAGAAGCGTAACCCTTCAAGAATGTTTACAGTCATCATTGCCTTGTATAATGCTTTCTTAACATCATACACATCACCCTTGCCGTGTTGAAAGTATTGTGTAGCAATATCAGTAAATTGATCATAGTGTTTGGTTACACTAACAGCACGTTCAATAATTTTTTCATCATCTAGAATAGTGTCAAACACTTCACTAGGATTTGCATATACATTTTTTACAATATGTGTATATGAACGACTGTGAATAGTTTCAAAAAAATCCCATGCAATAATACAACCTTCTAGTTCTGGATTAGAACAATATGGTAGGAACGCTAAACACGGACCTCTACCCTGAACACTATCAAGAAGAGTTTGATACTTTAGATTACTTGTAAAGATATGCTTTTGTTCATCACGTAGTTCTTGATAATCACCTCTGTCTTTTTGTAGTGATACTTCTTCAGGACGCCAAAAATAACCAAGCATGGTTTGATTGAGTTTGTCATACTCTGGATACTTGAATACATCATATCTCTGTGTGTTTTGATCTGCACCAAAGAACATATACTCTTTAGTGAAATCTACCTTATCGCGGTTGAATACTGTTTTGCTCATTTTTGTCTGTGTGTCCTTTTTCTTTCTCGGCATAAAGTCCTATATAGCACAAGCGTCACAGTGTTCTGTGTCGTCTGCGATTGTTTCTGTCTCACCGTTTGAATGTCCGTTGACACCATTGGTATGACCTTTAGTTCCATTTGTCATTTTAGCATCATTTGTGTTTGTGTCAACCTGTGTATCTTCCAATCCGGCTGGTTGATGATTGTCTTCTTCACCTTTAAAGTCGTAGGTGTTTTGATAGTAACTTGTTTTCCAACCCATCTTGTAGGTTGTTAACATATCTTTCATCATTACACTCATTGGTACTTCGTTGTTTTCATATTGTAATGGATTGTATGACCAGTTACCACTAATGGCCTGATCAAAGAATTTTTGCATAACAGCAACAATATTAATGTAACCTTCGTTACCTTGCATATCCCAAAGTAAAGTATAAAAGTTTTTTAGTTGGTTAAAGCCTGGAACAATCTGCTTAAGAGGTCCTTTCTTTGACTTCTTAACGGACAAATATCCTCTAGGTGGTTCAATTCCATTTGTTGCATTTGACACAACGGAACTGCTCTCCGAAGGCATCTGTGCGGACAATGTGCTATGGCGTAGTCCGTGTTCTTTGATATCTTTTCGTAGAGTTTTCCAATCATGATTTAATTTCTTTCCGACAATCTCGTCAACTTCTTGCTTGTAAGTGTCGATAGGTAGAATACCGTCGCTGTATTTTGTTCTATTGAAATATTCACAAGCACCTCTTTCTTGTGCAAGTTTGTTGCTTGCTTTTAAGAGATAGTATTGGAAACTTTCTGTTAAGTCATGTACAAGTTTCCATGCTTCTTTATCGGCATACTTGACTTTGTGCTTGGCTAGGTAATGTGCTAGGCCGATATAGCCAATACCTAATGAGCGTCGAGCCTTGGTAGATAGTTCTGCCGCTTTAACAGGATATCCTTGATATTCAATAATTTCCTCTAATGCTCGAACGGACAAGTCACACAGTTCTTCAAGTTCTGAATTTTCTTTGTTAAGTGTTAATGCACCTACGTTAATTGCTGAAAGAATACATAATGCAATTTCACCATTCTCGTCATCAATATGTTGAATTGGTTTTGTAGGCAATGTAATTTCTTGGCACAAGTTACTCATGTAAACAGGATCTTTAAATGAACTGTGGGTGTTGCAATGATCCACGTTCATAATATAGATACGTCCTGTTTCAGCACGTTCTTTTAATACTGATGAAAACAGTTCGTGTGCATCAATTTTCTTTTTGCGAATTGATGTTTTGCGTTCATACTGTTCGTATAACTCTTTAAATTTATCTTGATCGCTATAAAATGCTTCATATAATCCTGGCACATCGTGTGGCGAGAAAAGAGTAATTTCACCACCAGATAAAAGTCTTTCATACATCAATTTGTTGAGTTGGATCGAATAGTCTAGTTTACGTACTCTATTGTCGTCTGTGCCTTTGTTATTTTTAAGCACTAGAATGTCTTCAATTTCATAGTGCCATAATGGGAAGTGTGTAGTTGCACTACCACCACGTACACCGTTTTGTGTACAACTTCTTACTGTTGCTTCATAAACTTTTAGGAACGGGACAACACCTGTATGTGCTACTTCTCCGCCTCTGATTTTAGAATTGATCGCTCGTACTCGTCCTGCATTGATACCAATTCCTGCCCTTTGAGCAATGTAATAACCGATCGCACTGTTACTGCTAAAAATACTAGGAAGAGTATCGTCCACATCAACAAGAACACAACTGGCAAACTGACGAATAGGAGTGCGGACTCCAGCCATGACAGGGGTTGGTATGTTGACTTTAAAAAGTGAGGTCGCATCATAATATTTTTTTACGTATTGTAAACGTGTCTCCTTTGGATATTCAGCAAACAATGTAGCCGCAATCATCATATACATAAACTGTGGAGTTTCATAAATCTGTCCACTGCTTCTGTCCTGACACAAGTACTTATCAACTACTTGACGAAGACCAGCATAAGTAAATTCTTCATTACGATCATGTTTGATGTAAGTGTTTAATTTTTTTAGTTCTGTTTCTGAATACTTTTCACGAATAGCAGGATCATATACACCGCGTTCAATATTAGCATCTATAATTTGAGAAAGAGTTTGGTGATCATATTGACCATATACTGTTTTATGCAATCCGTATAACAACAATCGTGCCGCGGCAAATTGATAGTTAGGTGATTCTAAACTAATTAAGTCGTTAGCACTTCGGATTAAAATGTTTTGGATTTCGTCTGTAGTCATTCCGTCGTAGAATTGTAAATCCGCATTCATTTCAATCTGTGATGCTGAAACACCTGTGAGTCCATCACATGCTTCTTCTACAACAAAATGAATTTTATCTAAATCTAATTTAACTTTACTTCCGTCTCTTTTGGTAATAAGAATTTCTTTAGATGCGTTCATAATGTTCCTCTTTCTAATATTATATCTGTATTCGTGTGTAGTTGAGTATTTACTATCTTTAAGATAATTCAACTACTTCTTGGCAAACTACCGTGTCCGGTAATTCACTACTTATCACAATAGAATTATTTTCGTAGTCAATAATAGTATTTTCAACTTCAACTAGATTATAATATCTTTGTGTCTTTATGTCTATACTTATTTTTATCAAAACAGGCACATTGGTAAACTTAGTAGTTAACTTCAGGGTGTATCCTATCATTAGGGGTATGCCGACGGGACAATACCGGTTTTCTTTTAATAGTTCCCATGGTGTTGGCCATTCTTGAGAATTGTATTGATTTAAGTATTTTTCTGTAACAGGAGCCTGTTTCCAAAACTCTAAAGTTTTAGTATAAGGGTCGTTACAACCTTCAAGTGTGTTTCTAAATTCACGCCAGAGGGTGATTCGTTCTTCGACATTTGTGTCTAAAAACATTTATGCAAAGTAACTAATAGAATAAGACAATGTTCCTGCGCCATTGCCGATTGGGTTTCTATATTTTACAACAACCGTTTCGCTACCTGCTGTTGAATCAAAGTCATCTAATACTGCTGTCCATTCAATAGCACCATCACTTGTACCAGTATGACTGTAATTATCTGTTACATTAATATTACCATCATTGCGAATTGTTAATGTTAGTTTACCTTGTCTTGTTGTATCTGAACTTGTTCCGTCTTTAACAACAAGATAATCAATATAGGCAATTTTATCTTTAGTGTATGGTAGTTTGATAATCTGTGTTGGAGCATCAACTTCTGCAAGTGTTTCTGTTTTGATTCTTGACTTAGTATAATGCAAACCATCAACATTTGGTTTAAATGGAACTTCACTTAAACTAGATTGATTAATAAAAGCATCTCTTTCAAAGAAATCGCCAACACTGTCACACAATTCACTTTCAAAAAGAATAACACTTGTTTGTGGTGAGTTCTGTCCATTGCCGTTATTAGCAACATCTATAAACATATTTCCTTGCGAAGTATGTCCAAATGGTGTTGTATTGTTTGGTGCATGAACTGCAATTCCATAATCATCAATTTTATCAAATTTACAGTTGGTAATCAAATAATGTCTTGGTCCTTGTGATTGAGATCCTGTACCTGAACTAGTTCTACCTAGATCAACTCCAACATGACCAAATGTAAATAAACTATCTCTGATTGTGTTTGTTTGTGTATCATAAATGCTGTACGCTCCAACACTTAGTTGAGTAAATTGACAATTTGAAACTGTTATGTTTTCACTAGTTAATGCACCTAGTCCTCTAAATTCAATTCCACTTTGG